TAGTTGCAGTCCGGATAGTCTTGGAGAGCTTTCCGGGCACAGCACCATGGGGCTTGGTGGAGGGTTGGGTGTAGGTGAAGGAAAGGATTCGCCAGAGTTGAGTGAGACGGAATCCATCGCAGACGGAGACATAGAGGGTGTAACCATCTGCAGGGTGGGGACAACTAAAGACAATACAACCGGGGAAAAACAGAGAGGAGAGATCAGCAGTGTTACAGGGGATGATGAACCAATTATTCCTAGTCATGAGATCACCAGGAATTTGGACACCTAGGGTGGCTTGGTAGAGGTGGCCAATGGCAGAGGGGTTGGAACCAGCGAGAACAGTTCCGGCTGCTATAGAAGCGTCGAGTTCGAGGACGGCGGCGGAGGCGGATTGCTTGTCGGAGTAACAGCAATAGAAATCGCCACCATCGCCGACGAACAAGACGCGCATGGGACCGTTGGCGAAACGGAACATGCCAGCGAGCCAGGTAATGAACCCGCATTGGGTGAAACCTGAGCCATAATTGGGAGAGAAGGGATAAGCGAGGTTGATGGCAAAAGTAGAGTTGGAGGTGGTGTAATACATCGGAGCCATCCGACGCATCATGTCTTCGCAGGTGGTGGCCCCGAGGCCACGCATCCTGGGAAGGGGCTGGGAAGGAGCAATGGGTTCAGGAGAGGAAGGTTGAACGATGGTTTCAGCAGTGAGAATCTGACCACCAGACTCCATGTGGAAACGAGTGGAATAGAGGGAGGGGTCAAACTCAGGGAGGGAAGAGGGTTTGTCCATGGTTTCGGCGCGAAAAGCGTCGAATTCAGCTTCAGTGAAGACCGTCTGTTGGGGACGGGGGAAGTATTCTTCAAAGGAAGGGTCCATGAACATGGGACGGGTACGGGAATCGACGGGGGAATTGAGGAGGAAGGGGAGGGGGTCATAATTACTACCATAGACATCGAACTGATAGGTGACAAAAGCCTTAGAGACTTTGTACCACTCAGGAAGGGTGATATCGAGACTGTGGTTGTAAAAGACCTCTTTGAGGCGGAAGTAAAGGATATAGTAGGCCTGGCGGCCATGACCAACATACCTATACATCAAGCCCTGTGCATTGGCTTGGAGTGCCTCAGTAGGAGTGAGGGCGTCGGAAACCCATTTGAGAGTGCGGAAATCATTAGAGACAGGGACGGGGAGGTAAACAACATCCAGTTCGGCGCTAGAATCTACACAAGTAGTGCAGGCGAGGAACTGAAGCTGTTCGACAGGGACAAGGTCGGGGACAGGGCCGTCTGTCTTGTTGGCTGAAGTGTATTTGAGCCCAAAACGCTCAGCACAAAGACGAACGGAGTTGAAGTGGTAGAAGACAGCAACAAGGGGGTGGGGGACGTTGACGTTGTCATCTCCTAGGCCTCGAAGGTAAACGAAGCGATAGAAGAGAGCAGGGTCGAAGAAATCGGGAGCCTTTTCTTCGGCGAGGATGAGGAAAATACCTAAAAGAAGGTATTCAAGTTGGAAATTGTTGTTATGAGTAGTAAGCGGATTACCAGTGGTTCCGCCGAAATCCTTAGCTACGAAATATGGACCTATTTTGATTACTGCTTTCCAGCAGCAAGTCAAAAGATAGGCTCGTAGTTTGGGACATCCCACTTTGCCGTAATAGGCATTAGTGGTAGCTATCAAACATTCATTGATCTTGTCGGAGTAAATTGAGTCGAAAAACGACCAATCTCCGTCAAAACCAGCAAGTCCAAATTGCTTCATCTCTATGAGCATCTGATTCCAGTCGGGGGAAAAGACGTTCATACCTACTGCGGAAACATTGCCTTTGGAAAAGTGGTCAGTGACCACCCAAGCGGCGAATTGCTTCCGCATGACAATAGTCATTTGGAGGGAGGCTGCGGTGATGGAACGGGGGCGCTTGTACTTGGGAACTCCATTCTTGAGCTGCTCAGAACGAAGCTCAGACTTAAGGAACCAAGAAAAGGGGAGGGGAGAGTGGGGATCAGAAGGACCGAGGTTGGAGACGTTCTCGATCTCATCAATGAGGCTTTGGAGCTTGGGAATAGGCTCTTTCAGTCCATTGACTTCAGTAAAAAAGGCGGAACGGCCTTTCTCACCGATCTTGAGGTCCTCTTTGAGAGGATGACCAGGGGTTTTGCTCATCGAAAGAGGTTCAAGAAAGGAGGTGCCATTAATGGCTTCTGAAGTGG